CCAGAAATACGTGATTTAATTATGCAAAGGCTTTCAACTATTGCAAAAGAAGGCGAAGTGATTACAATTGTCCACGATGTTCAATGAGTTTCTTGATGTCTTAAAAGAAAATCATTTTATTGAAACCCCAGTAGATGTAAAAACTTTTGTGCAGTCTCCAGAGTATTTAGGGCAACCACTTTTATCTGATATTCAATATGAAATTGTAGAGGCTATGAGCCAGATCTATCGTAAAGAAGATTTAATTGATCTTATGGGTGAAGCAGAAGGCACAAAACATTTTAATAAATATACCAAGAATGAACTTATTCTTCAACTTGGTAAGGGTAGTGGAAAAGACTTTATATCAACAGTAGCATGTGCATATGTAGTGTATAAACTTTTATGCCTTAAAGATCCAGCAGTTTATTTTGGCAAACCACCAGGAGATGCTATTGATATTATTAACGTTGCTGTTAACGCACAACAGGCTAAAAATGTTTTCTTTAAAGGATTTAAAACAAAGGTTGAAAAGTCACCTTGGTTTGCTGGAAAATATAATCCAAAAGCAGATTCGGTTGAATTTGATAAAGGTATAACGGTTTACTCTGGTCACTCAGAAAGAGAATCTCACGAGGGTCTAAACCTTTTAATGGCAGTGCTTGATGAAATTTCTGGTTTTGCTACAGAAGTTGGAACGGGTAACGAACAGGGTAAGACTGCAGATAATATCTATAAAGCATTTCGTGGAACAGTAGACTCTCGTTTTCCCGACCTAGGCAAGGTGGTTCTTCTTTCATTCCCACGCTATCAAGGTGACTTTATTTCTCAGCGGTATGAATCAGTTATTGCTGAAAAAGAAACTATTGAACGCACACACACCTTCATAATGAATGAAGATTTGCCCCATGATGATCCAGGAAATCAATTTGAAATTTCGTGGGATGAAGATACAATCCTCCAATATAAAATACCAAGAGTATTTGCATTCAAAAGACCTACATGGGAAGTAAACCCTACACGTAAGATAGAAGATTTTAAATTAGCTTTTTATACAGACCTTGGTGATGCAATGATGCGTTTTGCCTGTATGCCAACCTATGCTTCTGACGCATTCTTTAAACAAAAAGATAAGTTAGAGAGATGCATGAATTCTAGAAATCCATTAGACTCATTTAGAAGGTTTGATGAAACCTTTAAGCCAGATCCAGACAAGGTTTATTATATTCATGCTGACCTTGCACAGAAACACGATAAGTGTGCCGTAGCAATAGCGCATGTTGATAAGTGGGTAAGTATTCAAGTAATTAAAGATTATGAGCAAGTAGCCCCAATTGTTGTTGTTGATGCCGTTGCCTGGTGGGAGCCAAGAGCAGAAGGGCCAGTAAATCTTTCAGAAGTAAAGCAATGGATTATGAATTTACGTAGACAAGGGTTTAATCTAGGCATGGTTTCATTTGACCGTTGGCAATCATTTGATATTCAAAATGAGTTACAGGCAGTTGGAATAAGAACTGAGACTGTCTCTGTAGCCAAAAAACATTATGAAGATTTAGCAATGATGATATATGAAGAGCGTGTTGCCATTCCTATGATTCCAATTCTGCTGGAAGAAATGTCAGAATTAAAAATAATGAAGGGTAACAGAGTAGATCACCCACGCAAAAAATCTAAAGACTTAGCAGACGCAGTATGTGGAGCAGTATTTGGAGCTATTTCTCATACACAAAAGAATACTAATATAGAGATAGATGTCCATACTTGGAGCTCTAGTGCACGACTTGCACAAAAGCAAAGGGATATGGTAGAATTAGATAATCGGGAAATGCCTAACGATGTTAGAGATTTTCTTGATAAACTTAATCTAATATAAACAAACTAACAAGGAGAAAGATGAATTCATTCAAAAAGATATCGCTAATCATCGCTGCAGCCATGACTAGCACAGCTTTGACAATTGCACCTTCAAGTGCAGCACCTCTTGCAGTAACGGTGGCAGGATCAGCAAACGCAACAACTGCTGCTGCACCAGCAACTGCAAATGTGCCAGCAGACAATAAGGTTGATTCAGCAGATGCTGTAGCACTTGTTGCAACTGCAGACACAGGAACAGTAGTTTCATTTGCATCAGCAGGTGGAGTTAAGCTTGTTCTAGCTTTGGACAATGCTCCAACAGCACCAGTTCTTGCATCAGCAGGAACAACATCATATTCAGCAACATCACAGGGAACTGCAATTACTGTATATGCATTTACAACATCAACAAATACTGGATCAGTAACTATTACAAATGGTGCTTATTCAACTATTGTTTATGTTAAGGGTATTGCAGGATCAGCATACAATGTTGGCCTATCAGTTCCATCTGCAGTAGCAGTAGGAACAATCCCATCAGTCTCTGTAAATGTAACAGACGTATTTGGTAACCCAGTAGGTGCAGAAACAGTAACAGCAACACTTATTGGCGGAACTTGGGCAGATGCCTCAATTTCAAAGTCAATCATTACATCAACAGCAGCAAACGTTGCTTCAGACTCAACACTAACACTTGGCTCAAAGGCTGAAAAGTTAGCTGTTGCAGTTGCAGGAACAGTAACAGTTGCAGCAACAGGCGCAGCCTCTGCTACAGCAGTAACAGGTCTTGCTGCACCAGTTAAGGCAGTTGTTGCATCATTTGCAGTAACAGATCTTAATGGAACAATTGCTGCTCTTAACGCAAGAGTTGCAGGACTTACTGCAGAACTAGCAGCAGCAAATGCTGGTCGTGCAGCAGATAAGGTTGCAGCAGATAAGGCACTTGCAGACGCAAAAGCAGCATCTGATTCAGCAACAGTTACCGCAAAGGTAGCAGCAGACATTGCACTTGCAACTGCAAAGGCAGAACACAAGGCAAAGTTTAATGCACTTGCCAAGAAGTGGAATGCAAAAAATCCAAAGGCTAAGATTGCTTTAATTAAGTAATTTAATCCAACAATTTGGGGAGTCTGAATATAGGCTCCCTTTTTTGTTGCCCAAATGGTATAATTGAACCATGTTTGATTTAATTCAAGAAGCAAAAAAAAATAAACACGGCGTAGTATTTGAAAAATATCAGATGCCAGAAATTACCTGGGAAGATATAGTAAAACACATATATAACGAGTCTACATTAGATAACCCACATTTGCGTGAAAAAGTAAAAAAGTTCCAAAACTTAGAAACTTTAGACTGTATAGGAAACTTACAGATACAAAATAAAATGTGGTTAGCTCCACAGACTAATAATATTTTTGAAGAATTTAAAGGGGTATCTGAACTAATCTATAAACTTAACCAATCAAAAGAAAATAAAGAATGTGGATACTATAATAAAAATGGACACAATTGTGATCTAGATTGGCACTATCAGGGCATAAGAATTTCTTTATCTAATAGGTTTGTTCCAGATCACCATGATCCACACGATATCTTTTATTGGCAAATAGTGGGAACTTCTTTCTGGCAAATAGATGGAGGAATAACATATACGCTAAATCCAGGAGATCTTTTATATTTACCACTAGAAAACTCACATGCAGTATGGTGTGATGGCCCAAGAGCAGGATTGTTAATAGATAATTTGAATTAAATGATATAATAGGACTATTAGTCACCACCACAGACTAGTAGGAGAGAAAATTAAAAATATACTAATCAAAACAGGATTAGTGGGGTTGCTTTTAACACTTTGGATGATCTTCTTTCCTGCAGATTATGCACATGCTGATGAGAATAATACAGTTCAAGTATCCCCTTCTGGAACCACAACTTCCGTTATAAATACTTCATCATCAATAATAGCTCACGTATCAACAGAAACTGCAACAGCCATAATTGAGGTAGCAAGCACTACAATTGCTCAGGCTGAAAATGATATAGAAGTTATAGAAGATAACGCAACAGCCATTGAAAGCCCTACAGAGACCATTACAGCCACTATCACAGAGGCTAAGAACTCTATTGTCCAGGCTCAAGCAGTAGTTGATGGTGCTACTGTGGCTATAGCACACAAGGAAGAGGCAGAAACAACAACTGCTACAGCAATAGTAGAAAAAAATATTGCTATCTCTAATCTTGAAACAGCAACAGTCACCCTTCAAACAAAGACAACAGAATTCAATATTGCCAAATCAGCAGTAGACTCACAAACAGTTGTTGTTAATACTGAGACATCTGAACTTATAGACTTACAAAATACCCCATCAAACTCTATGACATACACCACTCCTGGCTATGTTGCCCCACAAAATGTAGACACAAATATAGTAAGCACAGTGGTTTTGCCACCAATGAATGATGCTTCTACAAAAATTACAACACCATTTGATATTAAATTAGGTGGAACATTGTATGAAGGCCAAGGAAATAATAGTCAATTATATGTAACATCTAAGTCAGCACTAACATTTGGCCAAGGAGATCATACATATTGGGATTGGCCATCAATTGCGGGTATATATGTATTTCAATCTGACTATATGAGTAGCGGTCCAGGTGCTTCTATTACTGTTACAACAACATCAAATACCCTTGCAATTTCTTGGGATTTACATAGATTTGGAGACAACAACGGTCCAATAACCAACACTGATTTGTTTATGATAGTAAACCCAGAATCTGGAGAATGGACTGCAACAGCAACACTTGCTGGTAATACTAGTGGACTTTATGGTGGACCTAGAACTGGTGTTAGACCAGTAACTGGACAGGCAGTGCAATCTATGACATCTGTTGGAAATGAAGAACTGCAATCACAAATAGCAGATCAACAGGTAGTAGTTCAACAAGAAACCGCTGAGTTAAATAGTTTAATTACAATTAAAAATACTGCTTCAGCAGAAAAAACAATTGCTACTCAAAATGTAACTACAGCAACTACAGAATATAATATTAAGAACACAGCAGCGACAAATGCAATAGCTAATTTAACATATGCAACAAATGTTGCAGATCAAGCTGTAGCCTTAATTGCTCCAGCAATTGCCAGTATGAATTCTGCAGTATCTGCAGCACAATCAATAGTTGATAATACCTTGGCCGAAGAAGAGGCAGTCAGACAAGCAGAATTAAGAGCAGAAGCACAAAGACAAGCAGCAATAGCAGAGGCAAATGCTAGAGAGGCAGAAGCAGCAGCCCAGGCTGCAGAAGAAGCAGCAGAAAAAGCTGAAGCAGATCGTATAGCAGCAGAAGAAGCAGCAGCACAGGCAGAAGCTGAGGCTGCACAAGCAGAAGCAGATAGAATTGCTGCAGAAGAAGCAGCAGCACAAGCAGCAGCTGAAGCAGCAGAAGCAGAAGAAGCAGCAGCACAAGCAGCAGCTGAAGCAGCAGAGGCAGAAGCAGAAGCTGCAAGAGAAGCAGAAGAGGCTGCAAAGGCAGAGGCAGAAGCTGCTGAAGCAGAGGCAGAGGCTGCTAGACAAGCAGAAGAAGATGCAAAAGCAGAAGCTGAAGCAAAAGAGCAAGAAGCTGAAGAAGCAAAAGATAAAGAAGAAGAATTAAAAGAAATAGCAGAAGATGCAAAAGATGGAAAAGAATTAACTGAAGAACAAAAAGAAGTAGTTATTGAGGCATTACTTGAAAATCTTGAGCCTGGAGAATCTATTTCAGCAGCAGCAGTCAAGGCTTCTGGAATTTCATATGCTGACCTTCCACCTTCAACACCAGTTGAAGTTAGAACAGATGAAAATGGAAATGCTCTTGTAATAACAGCAGCAGTTGCTGCAAATGTTGAATTAGTTCAAGATCCAGGTGCCCTACTAACTGCAGCATTTACAGACCCAGGGGCAGCATTAGCAGCATTAGGAAGTATTGGTGCTGATATGACAGAGGCAGAAAGAGAAGAAGCAACAGACATGGTTGTGGCAACAGTTGTGGCAGCAGGAGCAGCAATTAATGCTGCAGCAGTAGCAGCAGGTGGAGCAACTGGAGGTTCAGGTGGAGGAGGTTCTGGTGGTGGCTCAGGCGCTAACTCACCAGGTTCAAGAGGAGGAAGAAAATGGTAAGAGTAATAAAAAATATAATAAAGGATCTAATAGATCAGGCATGGACTCTTCTTGGAATGTTTATTGCCTGGGTAGTATTAGACGGTAGTGCTAAAACCATAGTTGGATATGGAATAGCAGCAACAACAATCCTATGGATTATAACTAGTCCATTTAGAAATAAGGAGGAAGAAGATGGCAACTAAAAAAATAACAGAAGCCCCTAAAAAAGAGAGTCCACAAAAAGCTCTTCCAAATATCTTGATGCGTATTGTGGCGGTATTCGCAGCATCAGGATTATCAGTTTTAGGAGCAGGAGCAGTAGTAGGAATTGATACAATTCAGGCAGTAATGCTTGCAGGCCTACTAGGAGTAGCAACAGTAGTTGAAAGACTGGCCAGAGCTTTTTTGGACGATGGCAGGCTTACTATCGCAGAAATAAATGATGCATTTAAGACTGTAGATAAGAAGGCTAATTAGTCATTATTGACTATGTTTGACATCCCCTTTGGGTAATGCTATACTTGAGTATAGGTATTCAAAGGGGTTCTCCATGACTTGTATTGCTGTTGTTAGACAAGATAAAACCATCTATATGGCTGGAGATCGTGGTGCTTCAACAGAAGATTCTATTTCAAGATTAAAGGCTCCCAAGGTATTTAAAATAGGATCATATCTTTTTGGATATGCGGGGACAATGGATGGAGAAAGAATCCGTCATAACTTTAAACCACCAATCTTAAAATCTAATATGAATTTAGATAAGTTTATGTATACAGACTTTCTTATTTCTCTTAGAAATTTTTATGAAAATTGGTGGGTAGATATAACTAAAGATTCTGATTTTGGAATGTTGATTGCAGTTAAAGGTAGAATATTTGAGCATAACGCAGTTGATATGTCATTAACAGAATATGAAGACGATTATCTTGCTATGGGTTCGGGTAGTGATTTTGCTCTTGGGTCTTTGTGGACAACACAAAATCAAAAAAATGGTAAACGTAGAGCACAGTTAGCGGTTGAAGCAGCAGTAAAATATTCAACATCCTGTATTGGACCAGTTGACGTAATTAGCATTTAAAGATATACTTAGGTATGGATGAAATTAATAGTATCTTTGAAGATGGACCAGAATTTGATGAATTTGAAATTTGGTTAAATAATGGAATTGATCGGGGATGGATAACAGAACCATTCTGTAATACACATGATGGTGATCCCTATATGACAGAAGAAGAAATGAAAGAGTGGGATGATGGCGGAGATCCTTGCCAAGTAGTTTTTAAGATAAAGGAATAGATAGATGCATTTTTTATGTATATTTGCACTTGCAATTGGCTATACGTTGTTTTCAACACCAGTAGTAGAAGCTTCTTTAACGGTCAGCAAAACCTCATGCTCAAAATCAAATTTAAATAAGATTAAAAATAATAAAATTTGTCTTAAAAATGGCAAAGTTTATAGATGGGCAAATAAAAAAGAACCTATAAAAATTCCTATAGATATTCCCGAACCAAGCCCAACCACAACTCCAGCACCAACCCAAATAGGTATCACTTATGCACCACCCTCAAACCCTGGCCTAAAAGTTGATGTTTGCAAAATAAATGAACAAAGTAAAGTTCGTGGCCAAACAGGAGCAGGATTTCCAGAATGGAATTCTCTAACTCCCAAAACAGGAACAGTTAAATGGGCATTAGTTCCAATAGATTTTACCGATGTTCCTGGAGAAGTCGATTTTCGATCCAGAGTAAATAATCAAATGTTGCTACTTTCTGAATGGTATGAAACTGTTAGTGAAGGCAAGTTCAAAGTTGAGTGGGTCGTTGCTAATAAGTGGACAACTCTATCTGGGAAATCAACTGATTATGAAGTTGAACAATCACAAAACCTTGATAGAAGTCCAATTGGTTTGAAAATATTCCAAGAGTCGATGGCAAAAAGTGATGAAACTTTCGACTATACAGGTGTGCAAGTAGTAAATTTCATCCTTCCACTTAAACAGAAAAATATAAAAGAAACGGTGCAAGGATTCCCGTGGGACAGCGCAGTAAAAAATTACACTACAAATGAAGGAAAGATATCTGCATTTACGATGCCTGGAGTATTCTTTAATGAAAATAACAAAGGGTATTGGGAATACTGGGCGCATGAGTTCGGTCACGCAATAGGACTTCCCCATATTGGAACTTCTAGGGGAGTTTTTGGTCCGTTTCATCCACTCGATATAATGGGAGATCAAAGTGGTCCGACTAAAGAGTTAAGTGGATGGCTTCGTTTCTTAGCTAGGTGGATTCCTGATGAGAAAGTCTATTGTCAGGAACAAAATAATATTAAAGAAACAGAAATAATGCTTGCACCCTTAAGCTCTTCAGAGCAAGGAATTAAAATGTCAATAATTAAACTGAGTGAATCAAAAGCATTAATCATAGAGTCTAGAAGAGCAACTAAATTTTCTTATTCGTCATCACGGCTTAATGGAGTGCTGGTATATGTATACGATGCAACTCTTGGTCATAATGAAGAATTTTTGATTCCAGCATTAAAAACTGATAGTTCGTTACTTTACCAAGGAGACAAAGTAACAATAGAAGGCATAACTGTTGAAGTTTTGCTTAGTAAGAATCTTGATAAAATAAAGATAAGTAAGTAATGGTTTTTGGTCTGTAGCTCAGTTGGTAGAGCGCCGAACTGTTAATTCGGATGTCGCAGGATCGAGGCCTGCCAGACCAGCAATGCGGATATTGCATAGTGATAGTGCGTAACCTTGCCAAGGTTAATGTGCGGGTTTGATTCCCGCTATCCGCTCCAAAATGCATAATAAAATATGATATAATAATTTTATGAAACCTTTATATACTATTCCGCTTAAATCTGCGGAAGGCACAGAAAATCACCTAGCTCAATATACTGGCAAAGTAACACTTGTTGCTAATACAACAGTTGGTTGTGGAAACGCAAATCAGATGGAAGTCTTACAATGGCTTCAAGATAAATACAACAATGATGATTTTGAAATTATTGCTATTCCAACAAATGATTACTGCGGTCCAGGAGTTACTAAGGGTAGATGGTCACAAGGAATTACATGCGGACTAGACTCAAAAGCATATGGAGAAGAAGTTTACGGAACTACATTTAAGTTTTCAGAAATGGTTACTTCTAACCCTAATACAAACATGAATGAGCAATTAGGTAATGGTCTCCCTGAAGGCGTTAATGGTCTTGGTCAAGAGATTCAACCACCTCATGAGATTTATAAAGAAATTGCAAATCAAATGGTTTCATTATCAAATATTAAAGATACTATAAAAGACGAAACTCCAGAAGGGGGATACTTATCTCCTTGGCTAAATAAAGGTTTCTACAATGGAGCTCAAATGGGTGGAAACTATGAAAAATATTTAATTGATAAAGACGGCTATGTTGTAAAACATTTTACTTGCACAACACTAAATTATGATATAGAAAAAACTCTTAAGGCAGCACTGATTGAAGCAGGAACACCTGCGTCTATGGGTGAAGGAAGATCTATGGAAATTTTTAATGAAGAGTATGCTCTCATATGTAATGAAATAGAAAAACTAATTGCAGGAGCCAAATCTCCAATAAATCCTGCTTTTTCTGATAACCTACAACCTAGCTTTTAAGTTTGACATAAGCCCTATAATTCTGCTATAATAGTTATGTATTGCCTTCGGGGATACATTAACTTATTCGCTTGAAAGGGGAATAAAATGGTAACACAGTTTGCTATGGATCTTTTTAATGATCCCTTTTTTATTGGCTTTAACAGAGAGTTAGGCCGTCTTAATACCGCACATAAAACAAATTCACAGGCATATCCTCCATATGATCTTCTTAAATTAGATGAAGATACATATAGACTTTCAGTAGCAGTTGCTGGATTCACAAAGGATGATGTTGATGTTTCTGTAGATAATGGAACCCTTGTTATTAAAGGAGAAATTGTTGAAGTAACTGATGCTGAAGTTGTGCACAAAGGAATTGCAACCAGAAAATTCACAAGATCTTTTGCTCTTGGCGAATATATGGAAGTAACTGGTGCTGATCTTAAAGATGGAATGCTACACGTAAGTATTGATCGTGTTGTTCCTGAAGAAAAGAAACCAAAAACAATTAAGATCAAGTAGTATAATAGAACTGTCGGGGGAGACAGCGACACTAAATACCTGGCATAGTCCTGAGCATGACTGTAAAAAACTGCTCACTATAACTTATATTATATTACATCAAAATATGAATTAAAGTATTCTAGTTTCTTTTCTGCTAACTTTATATTTTTTATATGTTTATTACAAAAAGAATCCCATTGATCTCCAAAAAGCATTGGATTATTTTGTAGCCAATCAGTTTCCCAAAATAAAAAACGAAATACATCATACTTCAAATGCTCTGGAAATTTATCACATTCAAGTATAGTGAAAGCAGCGTATATTAGCTCTAAAGGCCAAAACCAAACTATGCCATAGTTAGGGACTCTTTTTACTAAAGATCTCATAGAGTCAAGAATAATATTATAGTTTTCATTTTCAAAATGATCAGAAAGTATACAGTCAAAGTAATTATCTGATTCAAATTTATTAGCATCTTTACATATAATTGTCATATTATCAGGTTTATTATTTAAAGCTAAAAAAGCTTCAATTACTTCTGGTGATCTTTCTACTACAGTCACATTTTCTACCGTTGATTTTGAAGATACCCACAGTGCTGCTATACCAAAACCAAGTCCAGTAATTAAAACATTACCATGAGCTATATCATAATGTGAATACAGTTGTTTAGTTGTTGAATAATTGTGCGGAGTTATGTTCATCCATCTTTCACCATTAACCCACAACTGAAATTCATCTCCGCTATTTATATCTTTTATTTCAAAATTTTTGGATTTTATTGCCTTGATATAAAATTTAGGAACTGTAGACGGATCAAACATAGTAACTCATAATGAAGCCACCCGTATTAATACTAATTTTTGTTTAAGATATAAACTATTCTATCTGACATGTATCCATAATCAGTATCAAGTTCGTATTTTTTAATCTCTAGTATATTAAAATTGTTATTTGTAAAAATTTCTGTTAATGTTTTTTCTGACAATAAATTATATTCGCTAGGAAGAAGTAAATCTTCTTCAATAAAAGCTGTTTCAAAAATAATTGTTTTTATATTTGGAAAAGAAGAAATGCTTGAAACCATAGATTGAACATCATCTACGTAGTAAGATACTCCTAAACAAAAAATAACATCTGCATTTTCAACAAGATCCAAATAGCTATCTGTATTTAAGTTTTTATTAATAAAATTTATATCTGGGTGTAAAGATTTTCCAAGGTCGCAATTGCTAAGTCTTTTTTCTATTCCAGTTATTGATTTTGCGCCAAATGAAAAAGCAAAGTTTGCCAAGTGGCCTTGATGAATTCCAAGATCTAAAATATTTTTATCTTGAATAAGCTCAATAGTCTTTGTGTTAAATATATTAGATACCCTGATTTCTTGGGTATAGTCTTCTTCTCTTGGTTTTTCCATATATATATTATATCATAGATTATGCTACAATTAAATCATGAGCATAGAGATTTTGGATAAAAAAAATAACTGGGGTATTAGGAAATATACAAGTATTGGCATTGATTCTATAAAAAATGAGGTAAATAATTTTATAGATGAGTGGTTTTTAGATGCCACAAGACAGGCTAGGTATACTACACACCAACAGACACAGATGTATCAGCTTAGATTTTTTAATTACTATTGGGATACTAGCAATCCTGGATACTATAGAGATGTTAATTCTTTTAAAGAAGAAAACTCTATTAAAGAGTTAAATAATATATACGACTGGCTGGAAAAAGAATATGACGGAAAAGTTATTAGATCAGAACTAATAAATATGTTTCCTAATTCTAGAGTTAGAAGGCATAGAGATAGGACTGATATGTTATTTTTATGTAGACGCATACACATACCGATAAAAACAAACAGTGAAACAGTCTTTATGGTCAATAAAGAATCCGAAAATATGGCTGAGGGATATATATATGAAATCAATAACTCAAAAATACATTCAGTATCTAATGGTGGTAGTGAAAATAGAATTCATTTAATTATTGATGTATTGCCAAACCGTTTTGCTAGTAATGTATTTGAATCAAATAAAACTGATAATATAAACAATGATATGAAATTTGACAGTCAACGTTTTTGTGTTTTTTGTATTACTAGCGATTATTGTGTTGGCCCACATGTAGAAGAAAAGGACTTTGAGTCTTTTAGCGAATATACAGAAATGATTAAGGATGATCTGGCAAATTTATCCTATGAAATTATAGAAAATTATGCTAAAAATAACAATAAAGACTTATCTGATTTATCTAAACTAGTCTTGGATAGTATTAAAAGTAGAGACTAAAATATACCAGTTGACAAAAGATATGCCTTGGTGATATAATTGAATATATCTATGAAAGGATAACCTATGTCACAAAAAGGAACAAGAGCCCTTCTACTTGAGGTAATTCAAAAAGAAGTAGGAACAATTGAAGGTCCAAAAGATAATGAAACAAAATATGGAGCATGGAGTAAAGCTAACTTTTTACCATGGTGCGGAAGTTTTGTTAATTGGTCAGCAATGACAGCGGGAGTTAAAATCCCAAATACAGTTTATACACCAGCAGGTGTAGCAGCATTTAAGAAAGCTAATAAGTGGGTTCCCGTTAAAGGCAATAAGCCACAAGCAGGTTGGGTAGTTTATTTTAATTTCCCTGGAGGAGCAGATATTGACCATGTTGGTTGGGTATTAAAAGATAATGGTGATGGAACATGTATCACTATTGAAGGAAATACTACAGCAGATGGTAAAAAAGGTAGCCAGTCGAATGGTGGAGAATGTGTAAAGAAACTTCGTGCATATGGTCCAAACAAGAAGGGTCTTCCTGTATTTATTGCAGGGTATGGATCAATTGATTATCCAGATGCAGATACACCAGCAGTCAAAACACTTGAAGAGAAGAAGGTTGCTCTTGCAGATGTTGCAAAATCGCAAGGCGTTGAGGTTCCTGTAGTCAAACTATTTAAACCACTTAAGAATGGTTCAAAAGGTCAAGGCGTAAAGAACATTCAAACCATGTTGAAACTTAAGTCTGATGGACAGTTTGGTCCAGGAACAGAAAAAGCTGTTAAGGCTTTTCAAACAAAAGAAAAGCTTAAGCCTACAGGAATTGTTGATGAAGAAACATTCCGTAGACTAAAGGGAGTTAAGTAATGGAGTCAACCAAAAGAACATTACTTAAGACACTAAGCTGGGAAACCTTTCATCTTGTTGGTGTTGCTGGAGTAATTTATTTATTTACTGGTGAATGGGAGTATGCTAGTTTAGGTGCTCTCATTTATATAGGTTGGGAAGCTATTGGTTATTTTCTTCATGAAAGAGTATGGGCAAAATTTGGAAAAAAAATTAAGTAATGGAAGTTCTTCATGACAAAATTTTTATCATAGAAAATTTTATTTCTAGTGATTCAGCAAAATTACTTGTAGAAAAATTTTCTATAAATTTAAAGCCAACAGATCATCCTAATGTATTTTTTGGAATAAATGTTGGTGATGAATTTGCTAAAAAAATTTCAGGACAGCATAAGATAACTGAGTATAACGATCATAACAAAATTGCTGTAGATCTGCTTACATCTTTGTGCGCCAATATGGAAAAAACCATGTCTGATATTTTTAAAAAAGATCTTGTATTAAAGACTGTTTTTTATAATCATATGACACCTGGGGCAGATAATTCATTGCATTATGATAACAAAAGAGAAGAAGACAAATATGATTACTCTGGACTCCTATATTTAACAGATGACTATTCTGGAGGATCTCTATATTTTCCAGAACAAAATATTAAATTACGTCCAAAAGCTGGAACTTTTATATCATTTATGGGAACAGAAGATATAAAGCATCAAGTAGAAAAAGTAATAGATGGCAATCGTGTTAATGTAATTTGTTTTTTTATAGAAAAGGAATTAAATGATTACAGTAAATAAGGTAGACTTTATATCAATAGAAGAAATTAAGTCAAATCCCGATAAGTATAGAGAAATATATTTAAGGGATAAAATTATTGTATTTAGAAATGCTAATTTAACCAAAGAACAACAGTCAGATCTGATGGTATTTTTTGGGGACTTGCTAAATTGGTATCCTAATTCAAAAGATCCATATATAGCAGATTATATAGAAGATCATCATAAACACATGCCAACTGAGGGATATGTTGGTAAAGATGAGCTAATGCTTTCTTGGCACACAGAGCATGTTGAAAATGAAGAAAATTCTTATAATGGGGCCACATGGAGAATGGAAAAATTTGATTGCCCAGAAGATTCTGGACATACCTATTTTGTTGATATGACAAAAATGTTTCAAGATTTAAATAAAGAAGACCAAGACTTTCTTTCTAGATGTATAAATAAACTTGAAACAGTAGAATCTACATATGTAGGAGAAGAAAGATTAGATGTTATAATTTCAAAAGATTTTAGTTGTGTAAACTCTCATCCAATAACAAAAGAAAAAACAGTTAGACTATGGCTTTTTTCACAAAACTTACAATGTTTAAGTTTATATAAAATTGATGACCGTGAACCAAATGAAGAAGAAATTACTAAACATAAAAATTTAACTCAATGGATTTGTAATCAGGTTTGGGAAAATGAAGACATAAGAATGGTTCTTAAATGGCAAGAGGGAGATCTTGCAGTTCCAGATTTGTATAAACTTGCACACTCAGTTAGTGGAGGTTTTACTAAAAATCAAAGAACTTTATCTGGACAATTTGGAAGAGCATTGCCATCAATAGAGGGAGTAATATAATGCCTAAATATGAATATGACTGTATGCCTTGTGCACAAAGATATATAAAAGAAAGATCTATGCATGAAGATGACCCAGGATACAGGTGCGATAGTTGCAATAACACTTTAGTTCGTGTATACTCAAATGTAGGAGCAGTTTTTAACGGTTCAGGTTTCTATTCAACTGATAACAGAAAGTAGCGGTATAATATGAATACTATGATTGATGAAGAAGTTAAACCTAAAGAGTGGCTATTAAACTCTCTAGATCGTTGTGATAGCTGTGATGCACAGGCATATGTCAAGGTAAAAGGAATTACTGGAGAACTACTATTTTGTAATCATCACTACAACAAGATTATGAATGATCCAGAAACATATGCAAAAATGATGTCTTTTATGATTGAAGTAACAGATGAACGTGAAAAATTAGTAGAGAATAAGTTAAGGGGAAGTGAAAACTAATGTATGAATATTATGTAAGAAAAGTAGAGAATGTAGTAGATGGAGATACCATTGACGTTCTTATTGATTTAGGGTTTGATATTCTGTTTGCATCCCGTGTTAGACTGGCTGGTATTGATACCCCTGAGTCTCGCACAAAAGATCTTAAAGAAAAGTCTCTTGGCCTTGAGTCTAAAGAGTATCTAAAGAAGGCTTTAAAGGATGCTAAGTCTGTTATTATTAAAACAGAAAAGATGGACTCATCTGAAAAGTATGGTCGTATTTTAGGCTGGGTATACATTAATGGAGACACAGTATCTCTTAATGATAAGATGATTAATGATGGGTATGCTTGGGGATATCTTGGAGATACCAAGGTAAAAGATTTTGAGTTGCTTGCCAAAGTTAGATTAAAGAGTGGCAAATGAAAGAAAGCTCAGATAGTGAATTAATCAATAAGTTAATCTTAGATGGTGGCATTGAGGTAGCTGCAATTGATCAAGAAACTGGAGAATTTTTGTATTCTTTTACCCCAAAAATAAAAGAATTAATGCCAAATATATATGAAGAGCATATGGAGACCGTAAATTCAGAAGTTATGAACCTGTGGGAAAAGGGATTTTTGGATATAGATTTAATGGCAGATGATCCAGTCATAACCATTACCAAAAAAGCTACCTCCGTAGAGGCAATAGGGACTCTTTCTAAACAAGAAAAGTGGTCTTTGGCTGAAATAGTCAGACTTTTAAATCGTAAAGCCTGATATAATGAAGTATAAACTTTAGGAGGTTTACTATGGCAACAGCAGAAGCTCGTGCTTTTTGGGCAGATAATAAAAGAAAATCTATGCCAGCACTAGAAAAGTCTATGGTTGTTGAAGGTGACTTCGTAATGTATATGGGTGAAGAAGATGAGACTATGGTTGGTCGTGTTGAATATGTTATGACAAACCCTGGACTTCTTGGATTACCAGGATCCGAATATGCCCTTGAATATGCAGAAGATGATAAGCCAGTTATTGTTCGTATGTATGAACAAGAAGATGGTGCTTGGGAAGAAAAAGAATATGTTTGCTATCATAGAATGTCTGAAGTTATAAAGATTGAATCACTATCTGTTTCAGTTGATATGGTTATGGAGATGGGATCAAGCGGAACTGGAATTCCAGCAATGCCAGAACAGTCTGATATGGAAAATATGTATGATGTTCAAATTGGAAAACTAGAAGATATGGAAGATGAAATGGAAAAAGCAAAGAAACCAAATTATAGTGAAATTATTAAACCAAGAAGTGGTGGAAGCACTCCTTCAAATCCTAAACTTTATGCAAGAGTTGTTCAAGCAGCAAAAGATAAGTTTGATGTCTATCCATCTGCAGTTGCAAATTCTTGGGTAGTTCAAGAGTATAAGCGTCGTGGTGGAACATATAAATCAGAATCACAATCTACATCAAAAAGTATTTGGGATGGATCTTTTAATCCAAGAGGGATTGAAAAATAATGCCAAAGAAAAAAATAACAGCATTTAATCCTACACAAATAAAAAATGGTAGGATTGTTCGTTTAAGGAAAGACGGGACTATTAAAACAGATCTTGGTCCTTATCAAACAAAAAGAGAGGAAATAAAAAATGGCTAAAGAAAAAATCAAAAAGATTGTAAGTAAAGGAAAAAAGCTTAGCAAAAAAGACCTTGCAAACAATCAAAAAATAGTTGAACAAACTGAAGGTTATGTTGACAATGTTTTTGTAAAACCAAAAGGCGAAACAAAAACTGCTAAAGCTAAAGAATATATTGACGATATTTTCAGAAAACCAAAAAATGGCTGATTCTTATAACCCAACTTCTGGAATGAAAGCTGCTGCACGACGTGCTTTAAAGTGGAAAGAAGACGGTAAAGCAACTGGCGCTGGAACTCCAGTAGGTTGGGGTCGTGCAACTGATATTGTAAATGGATCAGCAATGTCTCTTGATACTGTTAAAAGAATGTTTTCCTTCTTTTCTCGTCATGAAGTTGATAAAAAGGGAAAAGGATTTTATGATGGTCCAGAGTTTCCATCTAATGGAAGAATTATGTGGGATGCTTGGGGTGGAGATGCAGGTTTTACCTGGAGTCGTTCAATTGTAGAAAGAGAAAAAAATAAGACAGAAAAAGTTTGGGCAGGAAGCCCATTTAGTTTTAAAAAGGGGTAAATTATGGATGAGTTAGATACTGAAGATTTACAAAAGTTGGTTATGTTTTATAACCAAAGAACTAGCGAAGCTGAATTAAAAAATTCACAATTTCAACTTATTACTAATAAGCTAAAGATTCAAAATGCATCTCTTGATTCTCAAAATAAAAAATTAGAATCAGAAATTAAAGAACTTTCTAATAAAATAGAAGCAATGACTCCTAAACATAATAAAAAAGTTTTATCAAGAGAAGACTAAAGCAAAGGCATATCGATAAAGTGAGATATTTTGTCGGATTTAGCTTGACTTTATTGATATCTTTAGCTATAATCATTATAATGAATAAAAAGATTAATAAAAAGATGTCAAGAACTCTGTATAGTCAAAAAGATACACATGAGTTATTTAAATATTTTTTTGCAATTGATTCTTTTAATCAGAAAAAAAGTCCTTCTCAGTTGACAAAGCATACAGAAAAGAGTATGATTAAGGTTATGGTTATAGGCCAAGAAGCTTATTGGGTATCCGATAATACTTTTTTTGTTGCCAATGCCATTAATGGGGAAGTAGAAGCAGGATCGGCAACTCCAGTAGACGTAGAAAATATGTCAAAAAATGATATGAATAAGATGCTATTCATCTTAGATAATTTACAGAATGGAAGTAGTAATGATAGTGGCAGTGCAGGGGACGACCGAATTTGATGACTATAATGTCTTCATTCGTGCCATGGGTGTTGCTCTTTCTAGCATGAGTGAAGATGATAAAGAGTTTATAATTTATTCTGCTGGTCCCGCTAGAATTAATTCTTTTGTTTCAGAGTTTTCAAATCTATCTGAAAGAGGAATGAAATCAAGAGGCCGTAAGATTAAATTTTATAAAGTAGCATCGTCTTGGCTTGAAGAAAATATAGGTCAGATTAGCTATTTTGCATTTTTAAGTCAGCCAAAACAGTCTGTATCAAAATTAGTTAATATTGCTGAATCAAAAAATATAGAAGTCGGTATTTTCCGATATTAAGTGGGGATAAAAATATGTTAATTAACAAACTAGACACTATGGAAAAGATAGTAAAGCAAAATAATTTACTTTCTTGGATTGGCTGGGATGTAGTAGAGCGCAAGAAAACAGAAATGGGTAGAACCGCTGTTAATGGCGTTAGAGTTAATGGTCAGTGGTATACACAACGAGTATTCAAAGTTGATCGTAATGGCTGGGACATTCCAAATAAGTATAAGATGTAGGTTTTTCCATGAAACAACATGTATGGAAAGACGATGCTTTATGCCTAGGTCTTGATAATGGTTTATTTTTTGATACCTATGAAGAAGATTTAGATATAAGACCAATAATTGATTCGCTATGTAGTAGATGTCCAGTTGCAAAAAAATGTTTTGCTGTTGGAGTTTCAGCTAAAGAATGGGGAATCTGGGGCGGAGTATATCTAGAAAATGGAGAAATATCAAGAGAGTTTAATAGCCATAGAACAAAACTTGGTTGGGCAGAAACTTGGCAATCTTTAACAATGGACAAATAATGTATACAGACGATATGCGTAAAGCTTTTCACTCAATTGTTCCCCCAAAGGGATTTCAAGTCCAAGTCATAGATAGTGATCACTTTCTTGTTATTAAATTAAATGAACATTTATTTGCTAGAATGGTTCACGATGAAAAAATACAAGCATTGCAGTATGTAGTCAACGTTAAAAAAGCTTTAGAAATGAATGGTGCTATAGTATTAGTTACACGGGAGGCAATAAAATAATGTCACAAATAATTGACATAGATTGTTTGGGTAGTATATACTTATACTATGGTTATATTAATGAATAATATTATTACTATAGTAGCATTTACATTAGCTGGATCCTTTGCTTTTGCATATTTATTTTCATTAATTAAAATTAATAAAATTAATAAATCATTTACAAAATTAATAATCTCTTACAAGTCATTGCAAGACTTTGTTGATAATAATAATAATATTGAATTTAAAAATGAAAATGATATTCATAAAGAAAACTTTATTAAATTTCTTTCTGATTCTCGTGACTGGTCATTTTCTTATATTGAAGATGTTCAAATTAAAATAAACAAAATAATTACAGATCTTAAATCTGATGTTGAATATTTTGAAAAGTTTGAATCATTATATGATGGACATCCGTCTTACGAAATACTCACTAATTTTGTTAAATCATATAAAGAGTTACAGGATTTGCTTCCTAAAGAAGATTATAAATGAAGAATATTGTTGTAGTTGGTGGTGGCACAGCTGGTTGGCTAACAGCACTATATGCAAAAAGAATTTTTCCAGATGATAACATCACCCTAATTGAAAGTGCAGAAATTGGAATCTTAGGCGCAGGAGAAGGTTCTACTAGGCAGTTAATAAAAATTTTAAGCCATTTAGATATACAGATAGAAGACTTAATCAAAGAAACAAAGTGCACAATAAAAACTGGAATTAAGTTTACTAACTGGTCTAAAGAAAAAGACTACTATTATCATGACTTCACACATGAAGGATCTGTTTTTGATGAAAGTTGTTTTCGTGTAGAAGATGACAATTTTGATTTTCCAATTTTAAAATATGAAAGACTTTTAAATATAGTTGAAAAAAATAAAAACAGTTCTGTAAATGATGAGTATTCTGATAACAATCTTTTACCCTTTACTTTTTTAGAAGAAGGGCAAAATGATAAATCATCTTTGCGTTTTTGGAATAAAGAATCAGGCCATTCAATTCATTTTGATGCAAGACTATTGGCATCATTTTTATCAAAAGTAGGCGTTGCAAGAGGAATAAATTTAATTGAAAATACAATAGTAAGCATTGAAACAGATGATCAAAATAATATTGTTGCTTTAGAACTAAATGATAATAACAACATTCCAGTAGATTTTGTTTTTGATTGTAGTGGTTTTGCAAGATTAATAATTGGAAAACACTATAACTCTAAATGGCAAAGTTTTTCGGAATACCTTCCCATGAAAAGAGCATTGCCATTTTTTATAGATATTGATACAAATAATATTCCAAGCTATACAGAAGCAATTGCCATGGACTATGGATGGATGTGGAAAATACCATTACAGCATAGGTATGGATGTGGATATGTTTTTGATTCTGATTATATAAATGAAGATCAGGCTCAAGAAGAAATTGAAAAGTTTTTAGGTTTTAAACCAACCTATCCTAAAACTAATGGAAAGTCTTTTGTTTTTGATCCAGGATGTTTTGAAGAAATCTGGATAAATAACTGTCTTGCAGTTGGATTATCTTCTGGATTTTTAGAGCCATTAGAAGCAACCTCTATCGGTCAATCAATTTTATTATTGCAAAGATTTTTTATGCAAAAACATAAAATATTTTCTAATGATGTTGAAACAAAAAAATTATTTAATCAATATTACACTAGAGACACAAAATCAATAGTTGACTTCTTAAGTTTACATTACACAACAAATAAAGATAACTCTGATTTTTGGATTAACTTTGATAAGAATAATAAAAAATCACAAAATTTATTAAACAATTTACATATATTGAAAAACTCAGTTCTTACAAAACTTTATGATGAAATTTGGTTTAGTAAAAATAGTTATTATATCGTTGCTTTAGGAAATAAACTTATAGACTTTGATAATGTAAATAGTATATATGAAAAATGGGTTAATAAAAAAAGATATGATGAATTAAATAGTTTTATATTAAACAAAAAAAATATTAGTAAAGATTTTGTTAAGCATAGTGATTTTTTAAAACATATAGGAGGATTACAATAATGAAAGACATCTTTTTATCAACAATAACAGGTTTTGGATGTGGCATCGTGTTTGCTGCATTCAAATTGCCAGTTCCAGCACCACCAGTTTTTGCGGGAGTCGCAGGAATTATTGGTTTATGGATTGGCTTTACAATACTAACACGAATTATATCCTAG